AGGACTTGAGGACTAAGCCCTCAAAATCTATCAGTCTTTTTCTAATAAGTTCTCTATCGAAATGTTTATCTTCTTGATGCATATATAGGTACATTATTTATCCTTTTTATTACTAGACCCAAAGTAAAAAGATATAACTGCTGTAGCTATACCTGTTAATGATCCAATGATCAGCATGACTATATCGTCAGAGCTGTCATCAATTGGAAAGGCAGTAATAAAAAAGATGTAACTCATAAACCCCATCATTGAAAGCAAGCCTAAAACTTTAGGAGTCCAGTCATTACTAAATTTGCTTCTAGCATCTTGGATGTCTTGAGTCTCAAGAGCAAAAACATCTATATCCATTTGTTTCATTTGGATTTCAAAGTTTTGTTCTGCTTCTTTAAGTCTGAGTAATTGTTCTGGTGTTGCATCAGCTATTGCTTGCTCTATTGATCTAGGCTCTGGCTTGCAACCTAGTGCATCAGCCACCATGTTCACAGCCATGCCAGCAACAGGTGAACCCATGCCAGCAGCAATCGTTGGCACTAAGCCACCTATAAGGCTTTTAATTTTGTTAAATTTCATTGTGTAAATAGGCTTCTTAGAACTAAGGTCAACAAACTAGCACCTATGGTTGTTAGACCACCAATCATCCACCACATCATTCTGGTGATAGATGTTTCTAGTTTATCTAGTTGTTTGAAATTGGTACGCCAACGCTCACTGCACTCAGTTTCATGTCGCAAAAGCTCATGATGTACAGATGAAACTGTTGGCTTAGGGTTAGGCATTAGTTTTTAAATTTTTTGATATCTTCTTTGTGTAACCACAAAAGAAAACCAATAATAATTGTGTTAAAGATAGGTAATAATTCCATTATTCAGATTCCTCTGTTTGTTCAGCTTCTGGTGTTTCCACCTCTAAGCTACGTTTAAAGTCTTGAACCAAGTAATTTTTAAAACGATTAAGTTTTAAATGTTCTCTTTCCAATCTTTGTAATTGTGGAACGATCTCATTTAGCTCAACTGCAATTGGCAATTGTTCATCATTTAGATCAGATGCCCTGTAAGGCACATCATCAAATGTAAGGATGATTGGTTCTTCGTTACTCATTTCTTTTTTCTCTTCAGTCATAGTGTGCTCCCTATAAAAGTTTATTTGTTAAATTATAAATTAATTTTCAACCAAATCCCATGTTTGTGTTTCTTCATTCCAATTATACATATTACCATCATCAGGATATGCAACTGGGCTTTCCCACAAGCAAGTATCTTCATTTAATATCCAAGATGGGTATGGTTTTGGCGGAATAAAAGCATCCCTAGTTGAATCATAAGAAAACCCTATGCCTGCATAATTTTTTCTTAAAGGTGTTCCACCCAATTTGTGTTCTCCGCCATAAGTGTTATATGAAGTTTGAATCCATGTGCCTGCTGAATCATCAACAAAGGTATCAAAGAATTCAGCTTCTGCAACAATTACTCTTTCTACTATTCCGTTATTTACTTTTGCATAATGTGCCATTTTTACTTACCTATGAATATGGATATCTAATAATTACTATGCCTGAGCCACCAGCACCGCCACCATGAATAGTGCCCCCTGCTCCACCACCGCCACCGCCGCCAGTATTGACTGTGCCATTAACAGCATTATCTGTTCCCACAGAAGCACCAGCACCACCACCGCCTGCACCACCTGCTGATTGTGAACTTGCATGACCGCCTGCACCACCGCCACCTGCATATGTAACAGACGAGCCTGAATAACTACTAGCTGTTCCAGCACCACCAGTTCCACCAACTTGGTTACTAGGGCTATTACCACCAACAGCACCAGCACCACCGCCACCGCCACCAGCCGAGTTAGCACCACCACCTCGCCCAGTTCCACCAGCATTTCCTTGTCCTGATACACCAGCTCCGCCTGCATTAGCAGGGGGATTACTGTCTTGACCGCCACCGCCACCGCCTGAGCCACCACTAGCACCACTAGTAGCTGAATCTCTATCTCCACCACCACCACCGCCAATTGATGTAATGTTTGAAAATATAGAATTTGAACCAGCATTTCCCCTTGAAGATGTTGTAACTCTAGCACCACCAGCACCCACAGTTATACTGTATGCTTGTGCGGAAACACTAAAGGATGTTCCAGTTCTAAATCCACCAGCTCCACCGCCACCAGCAGTTCCACCACCACCAGCACCACCACCTGCTATAACTAAATAATCAACTGTTCCAGTTTTATTAGGTGTAAATGTTCCTGATGTTGTAAAGGTGTGAATATTATATCCACCTACATTTGTAATAGTACCGCCTGTTGCAATAAATGGAGTAACATCAGTTGTGCCTGTACCTAAATTTTTCCAAATATTAAAATTAGTAGAAGAACTTGTACATACATAGGCTTCACCACTTGTAGAGTTAATCCATAAAGTGCCAACACCACTTGCAGGGTTTGTGTCAGTTGCTGGATCAGAACTTGAAACAATAGCATCGCTTAGATCATTAAGACTTAAATCTGCTATAAGCTCACTTGGTACTTTTGTATTTGCCATCTTATATCTCTGAGTTGTCTAAGTGTTCTTGATAAGCTGCTTTTAATTCATCGGTCCAGATCGCATTGCAGATTGCTTGTACTTCTGCTGATTCACCGCTTATATCGTCTAAGCAATTTACAACGTGTCTGTGATAAGACCTGCTAAGTTCTACGCCATCTTCTTTAATGACTGTAGCAGTTCTTACCTGTACATCTTTGTAGTCTCCTACAATTTCTATTTTATCTTCTAATATTTCTTTTGTTATCATTTTTTCTCCTGTCCGTACCTAGAATCCACTAGGCATATGTTTGATATGTAATATTAATATAAAGCTCTATAGCAGCATTTGCACCAAAAGGGACATGACTGCCTGTACTATTTAATTTAAATAAGTTAATTGCAGTTGTTGATGAGTAGTTTAGATAATTTACAGCTGACTGACTATTAGTTTGAAAACTGGCAATAACTCCTGTGACACTATAAATTCTAGCAGCAAAAGGTAAGGACATAAAAGGTCTCGTATTATTTATTGAGCTACCTGAATTAAAAATTGCAGAACCTGAAATTGTAACTTGTCTACCTATTTTTACATAAGATAATCCAGTATTTGTATTGTCAGCATTGTAGTAACTAGATGGATTACCAGCAATAGAACTCCAAGTCGGAGTATAAGTACCTTCTTCATAATCGTCAAGATGATTTGCTGAACCTGTACCACCTAGATAAGCACCGCCTGAAAGGTAGAGGTCTTTGAAAGGTGCAGCCGACCTGCCTAAATTAATGGCATTGGCTCTTTGCGAGTTAGTTGACGCATTATAAGGTACAATTGTTTCATCAGTCGAGTCGAAATATAATGCTATATCTCCTGTACCAATATATAACTGACCATAACCCGTACCAATAGTTCCAACTACTGTGCCGTCTTTTGCTAGCGATAAAATGTCACCATCTGAAGATAGTCTATTTAATAGTAAGGGGTTAGCACCTGACCTAGTCATGTAGTTGTTACCACCAACTCCTAGTTGAGAACCTGCTGCTGCAAAGTTTGAAGAAGTAGTAGAAACCAACAAGTTTCCAGAAGTATCAATCCTCATGCGTTCTGCATCAGAAGTTGTAAATACAACTGGTGTAGCTGATATGCTTCCGAAAAAAACCTCGTCTGCAAGTGAGCCACCCACAGAAGCATTAGCATATCCAAGATGACCTACGAGAATATCTGAATAACTCCTTAAATGTAATCCGCTATAACCTGCTGCATTAGTATTTTTAAGTTCAAGTACAGGAGAGCTTGAATCGTTTTTATGAACTTCCAATGCTACAGTAGGACTAGTCGAACCAATTCCAACATTTTCTGAACTGTCAATGGTGATTGCGGTAGCGTCTGCACTTGATACTATTCCAGCTACACCACCATCAGCAAAAGATAAAGTACCAGCACCATCGGTTGTTAAGACCTGTCCGTTTGTGCCATCAGATACATCAAGCTGAGTAATCCCAACAGTATTTGCTGCTGGCTCATTAATAGTGGTCTGAGTAAACATAATAACTTCAATCTCAACACCATTAGCAGGGGCTGCATCAAAAGTTAAAGTTGTGCCAGAAACTGAGTAAGTTGATTTGTTTTGGTAAACACCATCTAAGTGTACCTGAGTATTATTTTCTGACTGAGGTGCAACTGATAATGTAAAGTCTGTGTCTGATGCATTACCTGTAAATGAATTAAGTATGACGTTGCTGCCACTGATAGATGCTTTAACATGATGTACAACAATGTTTCTGCCATTAGCAGGAGCTGTATCAAAAGTTATGGTAGTTCCTGAAGCAACAAAATCAGCTTTGTTTTGGTAAACACCTTCTATAAAAGCTAATAAATTATCTTCATCAGAAACGCTTGAACTTAATGTAAATGCAGTGGTAGAGCCATCGCCTGTAAAGTTGTTGGTCTCCATCGCTGAAGCACCACCACCTGAACCTGCAATAGCACCCCAAGCACCATCAGCATAACCTTCAAACTGAGCATCTTCAGAATTATATCTAAACATACCATTTGCAGGTGTAGCATCTCTTTGTGCTGTAGTACCACTTGGAACTTTAATTGAACCTGTGCCACTTAAAGTCATGTTGGCAAATGTTGGAGAATCAGAAGTTGCTACAGCTTGTCCTATAGATACCTGACCACCACTTACAGTAACGCCAGTACCAGCAGTTATTAATGCTTGTACTTCTGCATCAGTTCTTTCTGTGAAAGAGAATACACCAGTTCCAGAATCATAAGCTAAATCGCCTGATACGCTAACAGCAGCTCTTGCTCTAGCATCTGTGTAATAAAGATTAGTTCCTTCTGATAAATCGCTGGTAGATTTAGAGCTTAAGTCTAAATTAGCTCCAGTTTGTAAATTAACCCTAGCATCTGCTCTGGCATCAGTGTAATAAAGATTAGTGCCCTCAGAAAGATCGCTGGTTGATTTACCAGAGAAGTCTGAATCAAATCTTGCACTTGTGTAATATAAATTGGTTGAGCCTTCTGAAATATCATCACTATCTAATACTACAGCTCCAGTGAATGTATTAACACTAGTTACTGGTGCTGCTGCTGCTGTGAAGCTAATAACACCTGTTGAGCTGTTATAGCTTATATCACCAGAAGCAGAAATAGAGCTTCTTGCTCTAGCTGTTGTGAAATATTCGTTAGTGCCTTCTGCAAGGTCTGATGTTGATTTAGAGCTTAAATCTAAATTTGCACCAGTTTGTAAATTAACTCTGGCATCAGCTCTAGCATCTGTGTAATAAAGATTAGAGCCTTCAGTTAAGTCTCCAGTATCTTTAGTTGCTAATCTAGTATCAAACGCTGAGTTTGCTCTAGCATCTGTGTAATAGAGGTTTGAGCCTTCAGTTAAGTCTGATGTTGAATGATTGCTTATATCTGAAACTTGACCAGTAACATTACCAGTGATATTTCCTTCAATGTTAGCAACCAAAGTTCCAAGAGAATTAAGCGTGATATTTCCTGTAGCAGTACCATCTGCTGTAGTAAGACCTAATGTAAATTTGTCTGCTGACTCATCCCACATAAAGATGCCATTATCTTGATCACCTCTATTAATCAACATACCAGAATCATTGACTGGGCTGCCTGTTAATCCTGCATTAAGCTGGAACAGGTTATCTTCTATGTCTAAGTTTGTTGTATCTAATGATGTTAGTGTGCCATTAACAGTTAAATTTCCTGCAACTGTTAAGCTATCTGCTATTTGCACATCATCTGGCAAAGTTAAAGTTACATCAGCAGATTCACTGCCTGAGCCTGTAACTGTAATCTTGTTAGCAGTTCCTGTAATTGTTTGAATGTAATTGCCTGTAGTATCTGTGCCTAAAGCAACGCTGTTTGCATCTACGCTTGCAGCTTGAATATTAAGGGCATCAACAAATGATTTAGTAACTCTAGTATCAATAGCAGAGTTAGCCCTTGCATCTGTGTAATATAAATTAGTACCTTCTGTTAAGTCAGAGGTTGTTTTGTTAGAAAAAGCAGTATCAAATCTTGCTTGAGTATAGTAAAGATTAGTGCCTTCTGTTAAATCGTCTGTATCTTTGGTTGCAAGCCTTGTATCAAATCTTGCATCTGTATAGTAAAGGTTAACTCCTTCTGTTAAATCGCCAGTATCTTTTGTTGCAAGTCTTGTATCAAAATCAGAATTAGCCCTAGATGATGTGTAATAAAGATTGACTGATCCTTCGCTTACATCATCAGTATCTTTTGTAGCTAATCTAGTATCAAATGCAGAATTAGCTCTTGCATCTGTGTAATAAAGATTAACGCCCTCAGCCAAATCACCTGTATCTTTTATTGCAAGCCTAGTATCAAAATCAGAATTAACCCTTGCAGTTGTGTAGTAAAGGTTTGAGCCTTCTGCCAAATCACCAGTGTCTTTGGTAGCCAATCTAGTATCAAACATAGATTCGCCCCTAGCTGTAGTCCAATAGAGATTAGTATTCTCTGGAACAATAGAAGTATCTAATGTTGATGTTGATGCTTGATTAGAAGCATTACCTATAAATATGTTGCCATTATTTAAGTTTGGAACATCATTGCTTCTACCAGCACCACCTACTTTAATTGAACCAGCAGCAGCATGACTTCTTATAACTTTACCTATGTTTTGTATTTGACTTGATTCGCCTGTTGGTTTTGTTGTTGTATAAGCACCTGCTGTTGTTGAAGCATATAAAATTTGTCCTTCTGATACACCTGAGGTATCTAATCCATCTAACGTACCAAATGTTGCAACTTGTAATCCTGCATTATTATTAGCATCTGTTACAGCTAAACCAAATACAGGCATTTTAGAAACATCATCAGCTTTAGCTTTAGATACCACTGGAACATCACCTGAAACACCTGAAACATAAACCAAATCACCTTTTGTTAATGCTTCACCAGCTTTTGCACTGAATCTAACAGCACCATCAATATCACCAATAAACTCATCAGTCGCTGTAACAGTGTTAAATGTAACATTGCTAGTTATAGCAACAGCCTGACCAATAGCAACCACTGGTGTAGAGCTTTCGCCTGTGCCACCTGTAATAGTTACGCCTGTGCCACCAGATATGCTTTCTACATAATCACCAGTGGTATCAGTTCCAAGAGTAATAGAATTAATTTGAACAACTGTATCTATGTCAACATTAGCACTACCATCAAAAGATACTGAACCAACAACATCTCCTGATAGAGATATGGTTCTTGCTGTTTCTAATATGGTGGCTGTATCAGCATTACCTGTTAGGTCTCCAGTAACATTACCTGTAACATTGCCAGTTACATTACCTGTTACATCACCTGTTAAATTGCCTGTAAATACATTGGATGAGCTAATGCTTACGCCAAATGTGATCCAATCTGTGTCAGCAGCATTTCTGATTTTTAAAACACTGTTTGCTGTATCTACCCATAATTGATGGGCAAAGGTAGTTGAAGGCTCGGTAGCCCCTGAGTTTACTGTAGCTATAGCTGCTAGAGCATTGTTTAAATCAGCTCTGAAGTCAGCTCCGCTAGCATTTTCTAAGTAGTAATCGTGCTGTGCCATTAATTTACCTCTGTCCTATTGTATATTTAATCTGGTTGAGTTGGAAACACTACATCATCAAAATTTGTAGTTGATTGATGAGATGATGGTAAGTCTCTTAGCTCCTGTCTATATGTTGCCCATTCTGCTTTTTTTGTATCTGACAAAGGACTGTCGTTGACTTGAGTCCAATCAGATTCAGTTAATAAAGCATCTCTTTTTAATCTTAGTATTTCTAATATGTTGTCTGTTCTTGCAACTGCTTCGCCATCAACAACAATATGTTCGTTTGCTTGATAATTTCCTTCAATAATTCCTTGACCTTCTTGCAAGCCAACTTCATTTATTGCTGCAACAGTTGTTGTTGAATATTCTATTTCACCAGTTGCTAAATCATAAACAGTAAAAGTATTCATTATCGTGTGTTATCCATCATTACGTTTAAAGATAATTGTGTATGGTTGTAACTACCTGAGAAATAAACTCTCCAGTAAACAGTTGATTGTGATGTGCTTAAAGTTGTTATTTGACCTGTGTAAACATAGGTATAACCCCTATAAGTTCCAGCACTCCAAGAGATATTGGTATTACCATTAGCATTAACCCATGTAGAATTGTCTAAAGAATATTGCACCCTGCCACCACTTACATCACCAAGAACGCCTGAGAATATTGCTACATAACCTGCATTATTTCTTACATCAGTAATAGTTACTGGTATAAATGCAGCATTGCTTCCTGTGTAAGTTCCAGTTCTTTGTACATAAGCCTGACCATCTCTACCTAAATCAAATTTTGTTCCTGCTGGCAAATGACTAATAATTTTTGAGCTAGTATTTGCAAATTGCTTAACATTTAAAGTATCAACATCAATCCTGCTTCCTTCCAAGTTAGTGATTCTTGCATTATCAATAAATACTTGACCACCACTAACAATAAAAGGAGATACACTTGATCCTGCATCATTATCAATCTTAAATGTATCAGCCAAGAAAGCAACAATACTTGTTGCACCTGTTCCAGAAGATGCATTGCTACCAAGAACCATCTGAGCTACTTTGCCATTAGCATTAAGCTTTAATACATAACCAGCAGAAGCATTGCCATCTAATGTTGATATGGCTGTAGCATTAGTTGTGATAGAAGATGTGTTGCCACCCACTGTAGAAGTTAGTGATGTTATATCAGCAGCTAAAGCACTATCTGCATTTGCTCTGGTTGTTTGTTCTGTGCTTATTGCTGATGTGTTGCTATTAACTGTGGAAGTTAAGCTTGAAATAGCACTTGCATTAGCTGAGGTATCAGTTGTTAAAGTAACAATATCTCCCTGAGCTGTAGCAATGTTAGAACTATTTGTAGAAACAGTTGAGCTTAGTGAGTTATACAAAGTAACCAAAGAAGAATCTCTGGCTTTTACCCAACCATTGTTAGATGCATTTCTTACATAAATCTGATTGTTGTCATCGGTATCTGCCCATAAATCTTGAGCTTGCAATGCATTGCCATCATCCCTTGTTGATGGTGCTGATGTTGATTTTATTAATTGTGTTGAACCAGCTCCACCTGCATCAATAGCAGCAACTAAATCTGCTGCTGCTTTAGATAAAGTAATAGCATCATCTTTAACATCAGCAGTATCTACAGGTGCTGTGGCAACACTAAAAGTTAATGTGGCTGGCGATGATTCAACTCCAAGAGTGTTGATTGAACTAACGCTGGCAACATAATTTGAACCCACTGGAATAAAACCAAGATCACAAAATTCAGTATCAACAATTTTATTTGTAAGCTCATTGCTTGAGCTATCTACTACATTAATTCTATATTCATGGTCTGGAAAGTCTGTGGGCTCATCCCAAGAAAGAAAAGGTCTATTTGTGGAGCTAGAATCAGTATCAGTAAAAGATAAGCCTGTGGGTGCTTTTACAGCAAAAGCTGAAGGTAGATTAGATAGTTCTTCTACTGGTTCTTGTGGTGGAACTTCCCATGTATAAACATCAAAGTATTCTATTAGACTAACTGCAACCAAACCATTTGACTGAAGCTCTAAGGCTTCCACCCTGCATATCTTTCCATTAAAACCTAATCCTGCATAAGTAAGATCAACAATGTCTCCCACGTTGAGCTTATACATCTCAGGAGTACCTAAGAACTGCATTGTGGTCTGATTCCTGCTTCTGGTTAAAATAGCCTTTGCCATGTTATAGGCAATGTAAGGATCAGAGACATAAGGAAACTCTGCCTTAACTTCTAAGACTTCACCACCATCGTCAGATGTATAATCAGGGGTTGCATCATGTAAAACTGTGGCTGTGTCTAGCTCATATTTTTTGTTAGCGTTGAAGAATTCAACAATAACTTTGTTTGCCTTCTTGTCTTTATTTCCATAATCAACTGATATGCCAGAATCAGAAATAATATGATCATCAGTAATACTAAAGGTAGATGAGCCTGTATCTTCAATGGATAGTTCATACTTGCCATCTATATAAAGAAAGATACCTCGCATATTAGCAAGCAACTCTTTAGCATTATCCATAACATTCTTATTAGCATCTAAGTAACCATTACAATGAAATCTTTTAACCTTTAGTAAAGATGTTCCATTTTCAGAAGAGTAATTAGAACCAAGAATATTATTAAAATACACAGAATATGCTTCGTTTTCATCGTAAAACTGTGTTCTTTGTATATCTTTTATCTCAGCACTATCTAAAACAAGATTGCCAGAGCCATCTTCTAAATCTATTAGTTCGCCAACCTTGTTTTGCCACCAAACAGTATTTGCACCAGTTCCAGTTATATCAATATAGTCATTGCCAGAAGTGCCACCCCATGTAACATTTTGTGCTGTGCCATTAAAGTAAGGCTGATCAACCAAAGTATCACAAACATTAGCAGCAGAGCTAAAAGTAGACATATTAATTTGAGACTCTGTTAAACCTTTTCCATACTCATCATTAGTTATAAAATCAAGAAAGCATAAGGCTGGGTTGTCTGAGTGCTCATAGGTAGATATAGTTCCAAATGTTTGATTTGTATCTCTAGGATCAAAAACTTTTTTTCCTCTAACTTGCACTGTTAGCTGGGGAACTCCTTTCCACATTCCTTCTTTGTCATAACCATAGTGAGCAGCTATGTAGCAAATTCCATCCAGTCTATGTGATGAAGTCCAATTAGGCATAGATGCAACAAGCATGGGGTCTGCTGTTTGTGATGCAGCCCCATGATGTAAATTCATAACATATCTATATTTAGCAGTAGGATCAGTTCCAAAAGTACCACCAGCAAGATTTAAGCTATTTGTTCCATTTTGTGAAACTGTATTTAATGATCCTGAGCCTGAAGATATTTTGTCTGAACCAATGTAACCACCATCTCTAAATCTTGCAGAATCAGTTAATGGGTTACCATCTAGCTCAATTGTTCTGCCTAGAATTTCATCACACTCACCAACTGACAAAGCGTATACCACATACATATCCCTAGAATCGTTTTCATTTACATCCATGTAAATAATTTGTGCTCCAACCCTTCTTGTTCCATAGATAACTGGTATCTTTCCACCCATAGAAGTTTTGTTAGCAAGTATGTCTTGACCCTTATTAAGCATATTTCTTGCTTGAAGAAATCCCTTAACTCCAACTGCAAGTGTAACTGCTGTTAAAACATAGTTAATTTTTTGTAATGTATCGGCAGCAGCCCATGCTTCACCAATCGTTGTAAAAAATTTTCCAACTGCTGTCCAGAAACCCATTACATTCCCCACCTAACATCTTCTTTGACTTGACCAGCAAATTCCATACCTCTATCGCCAGAGCTGAATGATTGCTGGGATTCGTCAGAATAATGCCTGCCTTTGGTTAAATTCCAATTTGCCCAATGACTTGCAACAGTCATGCTTAAAATTGAATTTTCTAAAGATTCATTTATAGAAACATTTCTTATTTGACCTGTAAAAAAATTTATTGCACCGACAATGGTTTCATCTGAATTAAAATAAGCCAAATAAACATCAACTATTTTATCTGTAAACTCACCATCTTGAACTAATGACCTAACTTGGTCTGTAATATTAGAAAATCCTAAGTTAATTTCATTAACTTGCAATTGACCTGTTTCAGTTGTTGAATCAACTGTAAGAAAAGAACCACCAGCTTCATAAGAGTTAGAATCATAAGTTACATTTGTATACCAATCAGTTAATCTAATAACTGTGGATAAATTAAGTTCAACCAGAAAAGCTGTCTTAGTGGCTGTGGATGATACTTGTGTTTGTAAAGCAGCAGATAGACTTCTAGGCATTAGGTAATAACCTCTCTAACGTCAAATGAAATGCTGTAAAAACCACTAGCATCTGTTGAATACATGATCTCATTGTTTTCAAGATATACAGTAAAGCTAGGTTTGTTTACAGTAACAGCTTCATTATCTGCAAGAGATGCTACTAAATTTGGAGATATGGTTACTGTTGCTGCTCCACCTGATGCATCGGCATCTTCAGATACCATGTACACCTTAGAATGATTGGCAAACTTAATATAATCTCCAGCCTTTAATGCTCCTGTGGTTTGTGAAAAACCATCCATTGCTATTGTGTTATCGCCAGAGGTATGAGCTCCATTAACAACTATATCTGTTTCTAATTTGCTTGCACCTAAATTGTCTAATGGTGCTTGAATAGTAAAGTCCTCAAAAGAACCTTTTTGCTTTTGTAAAAATGCAAATATTTCCTGTGCTTTTTCTTGTTGTAAAGGTGGCATCCCTACTGTAAAAGAAAAATATTGTGAGCCTATTTGTCTTACTTGTTTTTTACCAGATAAAGTCTGATTCAAAAGCGTTGGTCTGTTATCTTTAAAATTTAAAGCCCTAAAGTTAGGGTCTGTTGGAAATTGACCAGACATTTACACAACCCCCATCTTACCTTGATTATTCATGGCATTGTTTATGATTGATGTTATCAATCCTTTTCTTGATGCTAATAACTGATCAAAGCCAGCAGCATCAACTGTTGATATATTAAAGTTGACTGTGGGTGCTGCACCCATTGATTGACCTTTAGTATGATCTATAACTGTTTCATTGGGATGTACCATAGCCATAAATCCACCCTTGCCATCTAGTCCACCTGCTCTAACGCCATTACCAGTGTAGCCACCACCATTAAAATCAAAAAGAGTATCTCCATCTGTTAGCCTGTTATATTCAGCAGTATCTATTCCTGTGGTGATCGCACCTTTTATCATTCCCACTAATTTTTGCACCAGAAATACTTGTATTAATTCATTTAAAACAGCTCTAGCTACTGATGTTGCTAAATCTTTAAAGTCTAAAAATTGTTGACTTGTTACATCAAAGAATTTGGTAAATGCAGTTGTTAATTGACCATCAATAGTATCTGCAAAATTTTTAACTACTTTTATATTTTCAGTAACTGCTTTTTTTGTAACATCTAATTGAGTGGCATTAAAGGCACTTTCAACAATGCCTGTTAATTTTTTTTGTTCTTTTATTAGTGCAATCTCTTCTTCTAGTGCAGCTTTTCTAAATTTTTGTTTATATATATCAACTTCGCCAAAAACGCCTTCTGTTATTTCAAATTGACCAGCATTTTCTGAAGCTTCTTTTAATAAGTTGTTTACCCTTTCAAGCTCTCCCTCTAATTCTCCAAGAGTTTTTTTTCTTTCTACTATATTTAATAAATCTAAAAATTCCAAAACTGTTGTTGAAACAGATACAAATGCTTTTTGTAATGGTAATAATGTTGCTCTTTTCAGCTCATTCATAGCATCATTAAATATTTCAGCCTGCCTAATTGAATCTTCTGGAATAACGCCAGTAGCAGAAGCAGCTAAATCTTCCATAGCAACAGAGCCATCTTTTATAAGATTAGCCATTGTTATACCAACCTTCGCACCAAAAACTTGAGCTAATAATGCATTTCTTTTAAATGGTTCTTCAATAGATTCAAGTCTTACAAAAAATTCTTTAAAAAGCTCTTCTGATTTTTTTGTTTCACCACCAGATTTGGTGATTGAAATACCCATTTCCTCAAAGGCTCGTTTAGCCAAACCAATACCCATTGTGGCTTCACCAACACCTTTTGAGAAAAATCTAAGAGCCTTGTTGAATTGTTCTGTTTCTATTCCTGACTGTTGAGCAGCAAATTGATATTGTTGTAAGAATTCTGTGCTTACACCAATAGAATCAGCAGTTTTTCCAATGCTGTCAGCAAGAGCTAAAGTTTCATTGGCAAAATTAATTATCTCTCTAACAGCAAAAGCACCAGCAAAAGCACCAGCCAGCTTTTTCATAGCTGATTGGGTTGAGTTGATATTTTTATTTACAGAATTAAAGCCTTTTTTAGTATCGTCTTTAGCTGAAACTCTTAATTTATAATCAGTTGCCATTTTTTATTTGCCTATTCTTTTCCTCTAAATATGCTATCCATCCTGTAAACTCGGATAAGGTCATTTTCTCTTCTAAATCTTGCAAGGTACAACCCAGCATTTCAGCAAGATAGTATCTAGCAAATAAGTCCTTATCCTCTGCTACTTTTTTGCTTGTTGCTCTACGCTTGGGCTAGACATTATTTCAGTTGCAACCCTTGCCAGAACATCTTTATCCACGCTATTCATTAAAGCGTGCTTGTCTGATAGATCAAAAACTTTTTCACCATCAGAATCTAAGGCTTTATATATTACGCAATAAGCCATTAACGCCACATCATCATCTTTTGCAAATTTTTGCAATTTAGACATTTCTGCTAATGTTAATGGCTTTGCATATACTTTCAGAACCTTCTCTCCATCACTCCACTCAGGTATTTCTATTTCTTTGATCTCTAAAGAATCAAAGTGAGCTTTAGCCTTATCTATTACGCTCATGGTTATACAGTGCTTTCTGTTAGAGCACCATTGCCTTGAACTGAAATACTAGCTTCAACCAATCCATCAAATGAACCAGTTCTTGAAACACCAGTTACAATAGCTGAACCAGAGTAATAAGTATCGCCAGCAGTATCGCCTTCAGGATAAACATTTAAAGTTACTTCTGATCCAATGCTTAAAGCACCTTGACCTGATGTATCAGTTTCATCCCAAAAAACATCCAAACTTCCTGAGAAGCTTGTTAATGATGGTTTGTAACTGCGAGCAGATGCTCCCATCGAAGTATCTTCTAAAGTATCAGCAGATTCTTCGATTGAGTAAGACCTTATTTCAGCTACAGCATTTGAGCCAACCTTTACAGTTCCCTCACTTCCTTTATGTGTTGCCATTTTCTACCTCGTCTTTCGACTTTTCTTTAGAAGAAGATTTAGGTTTATCTTCCGATGGGGCTGCTTCTTCTTTCCAACCCTTATTCAATAATGACTCAACCTTAGAAGGGTGAGCATCTATAGAAACTTTTCCGTCTGGACTAATCATTTTCATAATTATCTCCTTTAAACTGCTACGTCAGGAGCATTTTCCTTGACATAATAGTTAGTTAAAAATGTAAGTGAGACATAGCCCAATGGCTTTTCTCCCTCAGCGTTAAACTCTATCTCTGTGGATTCTAAATAAGTATCTTTAGCTAATCCATCAAGAGTTCTGTCAGCAGCTATTGCTGCTTCAACCTCTTTGCTTATTGTATCAATAGTATCGTCAAAGTTGCTAGTAGCTTTTGCATAACCTTCCACAACTACTGACAATTCTCTGCTCATAAGTCTTTGTGTTCCTATAACAATAGGCTCAGATGTTTCTGATTTTGTGTAAATGATTAATGCTGGCAAAGAAGCATTTTCTAATGGATAAACTCTGGATTCAAAAACATTAGAACCAGTAGTTGTTAATCCTGTTAGAGTTGTGCCAAATTTTTCTCTGATTTGTTGTCTAATATGATTTGCCATTATATTTCCTCAAGCATCAAAGCAGAGAAACCAGTTCTATCTGCTTGTATATTCACAACTGTATAATTTTGAGCTGCTTTTAATGTATTGCCATCAACATCTTTAATGGCTGCAACAGCTAGTGTATTTCCAAAAGATATATTTGGAACATCTATTGTTCTGCAATAAGCTATCGGCTTTAGTGCTTCCACGCCTATACCTTCTTCTTGTTCAACATATTCATTATTAAGAATTATTTTTATTGTTAGGTCAGTACCATTGTTTGTATAAACAGCAGATACACCATGACCATAGTCTATATCTAAATATGCAATCATATCTTCTTCTGTTTCCATGCGATATTGAGACATTATTCTTCCTCTAATACCACTGATACTAAACCTGTGTTATCAGGCTCGACTTTTCTAACAGTAAAGGCAGTTTCAGGTTTTAAAACACTGCCACGATTGGTTGTAATTGCATTAACAATTAACCTATCTTCTTGCGATATATAAGGAGCATCTGTTGCTTTGATAATTGCTCTAGGTTGATAACCAGCAACAGGAACTGTGCCACCTTCTATGTTGAAATATTCTTGATCTATGATGATGTTGATATTGGTTGTATTTCCAGAATCAATATCGAACCAAGTGTCAATGAGACCAACTCTTTGATCCCATAATGATTGTTGCACCTCGAAGAATGTAGCAGTAACTCCATGACCTGTGTTGATGTCTACATAGGAGTTAAAATCTGCTGCACTCTCGATGGGCATGATTTATTTTTTAGCTCTTTTCTTTGGAGCTTTAACCTCTGATGTTTCTAAACCAACGCTTCTATCAGCTTGTTTAGCTTTTGGTTTTTCAACATGAATTTCTGCCTTGCCATAGCCACATAATGAATGACCTGTTTGTTGATCTAGTTCTACTATATCTCCAGCATGAACCTTTGATCCATTGGCAACTGTGTCTTGTAAAATTTTATATTTTTTCATAATTAAGGTGGTGGGGTTGCCCCCACCATTCCATTTAAGCATCAGCTAATTAGTCAGATGACTTACAGAAACTAACAGCATGACGAACTTGGCAGTCAATTGACTGAAGAGCTATCACACGTACACTTCCTGATTTAGACAGAGAATAAGGATCAACTGAAATATCCAGCCCACCATAGAATCCGATCAATAAGTCAGCAAAGTTTCCAAAGTAGAAATCACCTGAAGTTACTTGATTACTTCTAACAACATTGTAGCCATTCATTCTTCCATCAGGCTCAACAACGAACATACCAGAACCTGTGTCCTTGCTAGTTGTTTTCAATGTTCCATAGTCTGCTGGCTTACAAATGTAAGACAATGAACCAGACAATGCATTATCAGCAGCAACAGCACTTTCCATAGCTACAATCTCAGCAAAAGTTGGATTTGCAGCAACAAATGTTGTTGTATTGATACCAGAAGTATTAGCAATACCAGTTGGTTGACCACTTGTACCTGAACCAGCTAAAGCACCTAAATCAATTGCCAAAGCAATAGATTGTGTAAGGTCATCTCTGATTAAATTTTCAACATCTAATGAAGATTGTTGAAGCATTAATCTTGAAGCATCAGTGTGAGCACCGATAACTTTAGGAGACATGGTTACTGATCCTGAGGTGAATTCAGACTCAGCAGAGTCTCCACCTTCAGTAGCAATCCAGCCAGCAGAAGCAGCAGCAGTTTTCTTAGGAATAACTACGTTACCCTGCAATCCTCTTAGCATTGTCGCACCAGCTTGCATTACAGAAGATGAGTTTCTTAGAACGTCTATGAAATCTCCGCCTTTGTAATCTTCAGCGATAAGAGTAGAGTCATCACTTGTGTTCAGGTCTCTAGTCCAGTTACGAAGAACGTCAGCAGGAAGCATAATTCCTTGTGCTACTTTGCCATGTTCTCTAGCAGCTTGCTCTGAACATTCGAATTCGAATTCAGCAGCTCGCTGTGCATTTCTGTCAGAAGGATTAGCAAGAGCGTTGATAGCTTTTACTAAACTAAATCTTCTAACTTCTTTTGGTGTCATTCCGATTTCTGAAGGAGTTTCAAGTGGAGTGTTATTAGAAATGTTTTCCAATAATATTCCTCTGAACTCTTCAACAGATTTGCCGTCTTGAATAGCCTTGTCAGCTAGGTCTCTTCTATTGTGCTTTACACCAAGATCAATCATCTCTTTTGATTCTCTTCTGAGTTCAGCTTTTGCTTCGTCAGCACTTTGAGCTCTAACTTCATCAAGGTTAATCTCATTTTTAACTTCTTCAGTCATTTTAATTACCTCTATTTGAGTTTTAGTTTGTTTATTTTTAGAACGCCCAACGCCTACAAGTCTGGATTGATCAGCAGGAACGCTAACAGAAGAAACTTCCATTGGAGTCCAATTTGCTTTGTAATAATCCTCGCCATCACGTTGTATACGCTCCAGTTTATCTATTCTGTAGCCTACAGAGATATTCATGCGAATACCATCTTTGACATCTTCAAACACTTCACGAGCTAAAGCAGATTTACCAAATCTAACTACTGCAATTGTCCTTTTTGCAGTCTCATCCAGTTTGAATTCTTCAATTACACCTATTTGCTTGGTCATATCATGATCAAGGAGCAGTGGTGCTCGCCCAGACGAAATAAACTCCATGTTTATATCACCTTCAGAATGTCCTAGCACTTCCATGCCAAAACTTCTTTCAACAGGTTCTTCAGAAGAAACGCCAACTCTGACTCTACGATTTTCTTCATCAATATGAGAAGCTCTGGAAAGATCAACAGTCCTATATTTCATAGGCATATGTAATACTTTTCTTTCTTCCTCATCTTGATCCATCATAGAAACTTCCTCAGCCATTTCTACTTCTTCACCTTCTTCTACATCCTCATGTTTCTCAAACTCAACGATAACAGAGTTATCAGTTTCAGAAACGCTGAGGATATGTCTATCTTCTTTTTGCATAGTTTTCTCCTCAGTATTTTCTACTGGATGTATTTCTGATTCATTTGAATCAAAAACTGTTTGTCTTTCATCATCTTTTTTCATTTGTTCCACCAATCTTTTTGACCAGCTATAGCCTGCATCACCACCCCAAAGAGCCCATGCAATTCTTCCATTAGAAGGATAACCTTCTTCGCCAGCACTGAATCCTTCAGCTTGTTTATCAACCTCATGTCTAGAGAAGAAGCTGTACATTCTTTTAATAGTTTCATCTGATAAATTTTCACCAGCCACTATTTGTCTTGCTCTTACAGCACCAACCCTAGTTCCACCTCTGCCAAATTCTTCACGCCAGTCTAAGCCTTTTTGAGCTTCTGACTTCATGCCTGCATTTGGTCTAGCCATCTTCTTCTTCGCCACCTTGTATCTTAGCTTCCACTGGTAACTTCTGACCAAATGGCTGATAAGCTAATTCAATATCATATTGTTTCGCTAACTCAATTTCTTTTTGATGTTGCTCAAACAATTCTTCAGTATCTCTGCCATAAGATGCAGAAATGTCTGAATATGTAAGTGTTCCATTTTGTAAACCAATAACATTAGCTTGCATTTCTTTTAATGGATCAATCCATGCGAATGATCTTGGAATGTAATTTACTGATCTAGCAAATTTATCAAACTTGCCCATTGGTAAATTAATATAACCTGTAGAAATAGCCATTTCTAACCATGATTGGAATACTGGGTTTACAAAATGCTCAATTACAAATTGCTGATATATCTGATACATACTTCTATCTTCTAAAGCACCTTGTCTGATAGAAGAATAATTTACAGATGTTAAATCGTTAGATAGTGAGTGATAAGAAATGTTTAATCCTGATGCAATGCTTCTTAATACGCTTGTTGTAAAAGACTCAAAAGCAGATGTTGGATGATTAGGGTCAAAAGCCTTAAAGTCCATACCTGCTGGAAGCTGCTCAAAGACTCCTGCTTGAGCGTTCATTGTTGGATTGAATGTATCTTCATATTCACCATCACCAACATAGCCATCACCATCTGGTGAAGTGAAGAAGCCCATTTTACTAGCTCCGACTCGTGCTGCCACAATTTCTGCCTCAAGATATCCGTTAAGCATTTTGACATTAGCCATAGCGGTTGCAATTAAAGAAACACCTCTGGTTTGTTCTGCCCTTTGTGGCATATAAGCATGAATGATCTCATCAGCAGGAACTCTAATATGTTGGTTTTGGCTTAAATAATTTCTATTGTATGGATGATCTTTGTACAGGTGAAAAGCTACTGGCTTATCATATTGATCTACTTCAACACCCATTTTAACTTTGTTGCCAGTTTGTTTGTAAACATCATTTTTGTTTTCGTCTAAATGATCTGATTCTAAAAACTGTAGTTGAAAGCCAAAAGGAGAATTTGGGTTTTTTATTTTTCTAACTAAAACCTCACCATCTCTTGCCAATGATTCTATGAATATTTTTTGACAATCTAAGAATGACAATCTGCCATTGGTTGTACAATTGCCAAGCTGAGACCATTCCTTCCAAGCTCTTTCAATGAGCAGGTTAGCTCCAATGTCTAAAGAACCATCATCGTTCCTAGCTTTGGAGCTAACTCTTATGCCATGCTTGCCGATAACATTAGATACCATTAGATTGAGGTATCTAGCAATGTAGCTATCGTTTCTAGCTAACTCTCTTGCCCTATCTCTTAGGATTCGTATGTTATCTTTTATTTCAGCATCGGCACTTGTAGATGTGGTTACAAAATCTGCAAACAATCTTCCAGTGTTAGCCCCAGTATAACTTCTTCTATAAGCCTTTCGTTTTTTCTGTTTTGGTGTATCACCACCAATGATTCTGTTATACCAAGCCATTATACTATGTCGCTCTTAGGTGTAGTGCCAGTAGTACGACCAAAATTAACTTTGATCGTATTTCCTGATCCTCTTTTATTTTTAATTCTTAATTGTTTAACTTCTTTAAGATATTCAGCTTTGTATCTATCTCTAAAAGTTAATAACTCATCTATTGAAAGTCTTGATAAAGACCTTCCAGCAATAGACATAGAACTCTGATCCATTGTGGCTCTATTTTCTATGACTGCTTCAATCGCATCTAAAACAATCTTTGCATGACTTCTAACTGAAGCAGAAGTTGTTGCATAGTTATCCTGTATCTCAACAAAACCTTCTTCTAATTTAACTCTTGCAGAATCAGATGATCTGGTTATGTATGAAACCCAGTTATAGTTTCCTTTTGTGTAAGAAGCTGTGCTTGATTCTTCGATAATGTAGTTATCATCAGATTCAGTTGCAGTTAAAGTAAAGTTTGCAACTGTAGCACCATCAACTAAATTGAATTCATAAGATAAAGAGTAGTCAGCAACAGGATAATCCTGTGATAAATCCTCTCTTTTCCAAGCCCAAAAATCTCCTAGTTGTAACTCAACTGGAACTTGGTTTGGATAATTTGTTGAATCAAAAGCGTTGCTCAAGCAAAAACCTCATAAATGTTTTAGATATATCTACATCTAACACTATGGTGCATTG